CAATCCGTCGAGCGTACTGACGCGCGGCACGACCTACGACAACCGCGACAACCTCGCGCCTTCATTCTTCGACGCCATCATCACCAGGTACGAAGGCACCCGCCTCGGCCGGCAGGAGCTGATGGGCGAGCTCATCGACGACGTTCCGGGCGCGCTCTGGACAATGCGCCAGCTCGACGACCTGCGCGTGCAGCAGGCGCCGGATATGGCGCGCGTCATCGTGGCGGTCGACCCGGCTGCAACGTCCGGTCCGGAGTCTGACGAGACCGGCATCGTGGTCGTCGGCATCGGCGTGGACGGTCATGGCTACGTGCTCGACGACCGCTCGTGCCGGATGTCACCGGACGGATGGGCACGGCGCGCGGCGCAGGCGTACCACGAGTTCGAGGCCGACCGGCTGGTCGTCGAGGACAATCAGGGCGGCGAGATGGTCGAGTTCACGCTCGGCACCGTCGACGGCACCGTGCCGGTCAAGCGCATCCGGGCCGCGCGTGGCAAGCGGTTGCGGGCGGAGCCGGTGGCGGCGCTCTACGAGCAGGGCCGAGTCCACCACGTCGGCGGTCTGCCGCAGCTAGAGGACCAGATGGGCAGCTTCACAGGAGACGGCGGCGAGCACGACGACCGCGTCGATGCGCTGGTCCACGCGCTCACCGAGGTTATGCTGGATACGCCTGGGCCTGGCATCTGGTAGCACTTGCACGGTTGACATTGCCGCGATACCGTGATCTGACCGCGGAGCCGCGCGCGGAGTGGTCATGGGCTTTTTTGACTGGCTCGCTCCACGAGAGCTCAAGCAAGCCGTCGTCACGGCTTCGGTTCCGATTGCTCCGCAGTTCGAGAATGGCAACGCGCAGGGCGCCTATGGCGCCTTCGCTGCTGAAGGCTACAACGCCAACGCCGTTGTGAACGCTGCCATCCGCGAGATTGCCACGTCTGCATCAATGCCGGAGTTCCGGCTGATGCGCGAGAGCGCGGACGGTGGCAAGGAGGAGCTCAAGAACGAGCTCGCCTTCCTGCTCGACCATCCGAACGAGTCGCAGGATCAGGCCGACTTCGTCGAGACGCTGACCGTGCATCTGATGGTCTCCGGCAACGCCTACGTGATGCGCGTCCGCAACGGGAGCCGGCGCATTGTCGCTCTGCGCCTGCTGCGGCCTGACCGCGTGAAAGTGCATATCGCGTCCGATGGCACGGTCGCTTACTACGAATACAACCTCGACGGTCGCCTGTACGAGCTGGCCACTGAGGACGTCGCGCACCTGAAGTTGCCGAACCCGTACGACGACGTCTACGGGCTTTCGCCGCTCCAGGTCGTCGCGCGGTACGTCAACCTCGACACCAGCATCTCGACGTTCTTGCGCGCCTACTTTGCGAACGCCGGCGTGCCTGCCGGCATCCTGAAGGTCAACCGGCGCATCACGTCGCAGCAGGAGGCCGACGCAGCGCGCCAGAAGTGGCGTTCTTCGTTTGGCGGGCCGCGCGGCTGGCACGGTATCGCGGTTCTCGACGAGGACGCCGAGTACCAGCAGGTCGCGCCGAACATCGCGGATATGGACGCCTCGACCATCACGGCGCAGACCGAGACGCGCATCTGTGCGGCGTTCGGCGTTCCGCCAATCCTGATCGGCTTGCAGGCCGGCCTGGACTCGTCGACTTACAGCAATTATGAGCAGGCTCGGTCGGCATTTTGGGACGAGACCGTTGCTCCGCTGGTTCGCCGGCTCGAAGCCTTCCTCGAGCGCGTGCTCGAGCTGCCGGAGTCTGAGGACGGCGAGACCGAGGTCGAGGCCGATTACAGCAATGTCAAGGCATACGCCGAGGACATCGACGCGCTATCGAAGCGCACCGTCGAGCAGTACCAGGCTGGCATCGTCACGCTGAACGAGGCGCGTGCGGCACTTGGTCTTGACCCGGTTGATCGTGGCGACCTGCGGCGGGTTCCTATCAACGTCATCGAGGTCAATCCAGACGGGGCGCAGGCTCTGGCCGCGCCTGAGACCGAGGAAATCAAGCAGCTTGGCGCCGGTCGACTGGCCGATGAGGTGCTGAAGGAGCGTTCGCTTCCTCGGTCTCAGGCGCTCGGCGACCGGCTGAACGCGGAGCGCGAGCAACTGACCGACGGCGTCGAGAAGGCGATGCAGCGGTACTTCGCGCAGCTTCGGTCGCGCGTCGCCGGCGTGCTCGGCCGCCAGATGTCTCGTGCCACGTCTCACGCGAAGATTGCGCCAGACGAGGTAACGGTCGAGATGCTGTTCCCGGCTGGCTCTCAGAATGAGCTGGCGCGCGTGCTTGGCGGCGAGTACGAAAAGATCATCAAGGCGACATGGGAGACCATCGCGGCGTCAGGCGTGGCCGGCGTCATCGAGTGGCGCGACAACCTGCCGATCGTGCAGCAGCTGGTCGGGATTGCCGAAAACGCTGCTGCTGAGATTGACGGCGTGACGCGCAGCGCGGTTTCTAAGGCTATCGAGCTCGGCATTGAGCGCGGCTATACCATTGAGGAAGTAGCGCGCGGCGTCCCTGGCGACGGCTATCCAGGCGTGAACAGTCTCGTCGAGGAAACCTACCGCAACCGGGCGCGCACCATCGCTCGCACCGAGGTCATGCGCGCGCAGAACGCTACGGCTGTTGGGTACTACCGGCAGCAGGGCATCCGGTATATGCGCGCATACGACCCGGACGGCGACCCGAACGATAACTATATCGGGACGGATGGCCGGACGTGCTCGCAGCGTAATCGGCAAATCTATACGTCCGACGACGCGAACCTAGTCTATTCGCACCCTAACTGCCGGCTGACCTGGACGCCGATCTCGCTGACGCAGACCGAGGAAATGGGACTCGGCAGCGAGCAGCGGTCGGCCGTCGTCACCATCACGAAAATTGCTCCGCCGGAGTACGTCCGTAGCAACGCGCGGCGTGGTCTCGACTGGTACGACCAGGGCCGTGGCGGGTCCGGTCTCGTCGAGCGGACGATCCGCGAGGCGCGCGATATGGCTGGCGGCTATGTCAGCGAGGACAAGGTCGTGCGTATGTCGGCATGGTTCGCTCGGCACCGCGTCGACCTCGACTCGCCTGCGAACAGCGACCCGAACGCAGACGGCTGGCCTGGTCCTGGCGCGGTCGCGTGGGCATTGTGGGGCGGCGACCCGCTGAATCCTGATCAGGCTGTCGCATGGGCGCAGCGCCAATCGGAAAGGCTCCAGAGCTAATGGAACGCAAGAACGCGCTGCTCTCGCAGGTCAAGGTAATCGACGAGTCTCATGGCATCGTCGAGGCGTTCACCAACACGATGGGGGCCATCGACCTCGACGGCGACATCATCGAGCCGTACGCCTTCGACCAGAGCATCTACGCGAACCTGCCTATCCCGGCTCTGGTGGGGCACGACCCAAATCAGGTAGTCGGCAAGGTTGTCGACGCGCGGCCGGTGGAAATGGGAGACGGCACCGCGAAGCTCTGGACGCGCATCCAGTTCAACATGGACACGCAGGCCGGCCGCGAGGCGTTCTCAAACGTGAAGGGCGGCTACGTCCGCGAGTGGTCGGTCGGGTTCAACATTCCGTCCGGCGCCATGCGCACCGTCCGCGAGGCCGGAAAGACTGTCCGGCGCATCGCCAACATTGATTGGATTGAGGTATCGAGCGTCCTGCGCGGCGCCTCGCCTGGCACCGGTACCATCGCGGCGAAGGCTGCCGGCGCTGGTGCGCGCAAGGAGGCGCTGCCTCCGCACGAGACCGCGACCGACGACTCGCCGTGGGACGGGCCGGCTGCCGAGGCTCGGCTGCCGCTCGGCGACGGCATGGCATACGAGGACGCCTTCGCCTACATCGACGATGGCGCCGACCCTGACCTGAAGGGTTCGTATCGCTTCATTCACCATGAGGTTTCCGCCGATGGCAACGTCGGCGCTGCCAACACTCGCGCGTGCGTGACCGGCATCGCTGTCCTGAACGGCGCGCGCGGTGGAACAACGATCCCTGATGCGGACATCGAGGGCGTCTACGCGCACCTCGCCTCGCATCTTCGGGATGCAGGGCTCGAGCCGCCGGAGCTCAGGTATGCCACGACGTCAGTCACCGCCTCGGCCGCTGACGTTGCCGCTGACCTGGCGACAATCCGACTCGAGCTCGCTCGGCTGCTGTTGGCCGAGAGCAACTAATCAAACGCACAGGAAGGTTCCCGATAATGGCTTCTCAGGTTGAGAAGATGCGCGAGAAGGCCGAGGGCCTGATCGCTCAGGCCGAGGCCGCGATCCAGGCTGGTGAGATCGCTAAGGGCCGCAAGATGATCGAGGACGCCCAGGCGCTCGCGTCTGAGGCGAAGGAAGCGCAGGACGCGATCGACCAGGTCAAGTTCCTAAAGGGCGAGTTCAACCGCCCGACGAACGACGTTCCGGTCGTGACCGCCGAGCGTGAGATGGACTCGCTGAACGTGAAGCGCTCGGACGGCACCTACCGTTCGCACACGGACAGCAACTACGTCCCTGCTGGTTACATCAAGGGCCTGTCTCCGGCTATTCAGCCTACGTGGGTTCGCGAGAAGATGGGCGCCAACCTGAAGGCCGAGGCGGACTTCTACGCCGACACCTTCAAGCGTTGGTTCTCTGACCGCTCTGTCAACGCGAGCAACTTCTGGCGCTCGGCTAACTCTGCCGAGTTGAAGGCGATGCAGGAGAACACCGACTCCGAGGGTGGTTACTTCGTTCCCGAGGACTACCGGGCGAACGTGATCCACAACATCGGCACGCCTGGTGGTCTGCACCGCCCGTACTGCACCGTCGTTACCACTGGCCTGAAGGACGGATACTTCCCGACCTTCGGCTCGATGACGTGGGCGGCGATCGCCGAGGAGGCCGCCTACGGCGACAACACGCCTACGGTTGGCCAGGTCTCGTTCACCGTTCGCAAGAGCGGCGGCACGGTCAAGGTCTCGAGCGAGCTGCTTGAGGACGCGCAGGCAAACCTGCCGGCGCTGCTCGCGCAGATCGCGTCGGAGGCGGCTGGCCGCTACGAGGATCAGCAGATCATCGAGGGCGACGGCACGACCGAGCCCGAGGGTATCCGCACGACGGCGACGGACGGGCCCGACACGGCTGCGAACAACGCTGTGACCGTGGCTGACTTCCTGGCCTGGTATTTCAACCTGCCGGCACAGTTCCGCACGAACGCCGCGATCTCGACCTCGTCGAGCTTCCTCGGCTACCTGGCTGGCGTCGGCACGACGGCGGCTGGTGTTCACCTGCTCTCGTCCCTGCGCGAGAACCCGGAAGGCCCGATCGCTGGCAAGGCTGTCGTGGCGTTCGACGGCACGGGTTGGGACTCTGGCGCGGCGATTGGCGCGTCTGAGGAGCTCGGCTGCATCGGCGACTGGCGCAACTACTACCTGATCGACCGCGTTGGTATGAGCGTCACCCGTGACGACTCGGTTTACCGCGCTAACGACCAGGTCGGGTTCTTCATGCGTAAGCGTGGCGACGGTCGCGTCGGCCTGGCGGACGCCTTCCGTATCTTCAAGGTCAAGGCGTAAGCATCTAGCAAGCCGGCCGGCCGGTAACACCGGTCGGCCGGCTTATCGAAAGGAACGCATTATGCCGATGTTCCGTCAGGGCTCGGTCGGCGCGACTCCGGTCATCGCGGTTCCTCCGCTGGCCGGTACGCGCGCTGGTACGGTCAATCCGGCCGGTGGCCTGTCTGCTGCCATCGACGGCACCAACTACAAGAGCGGCACGCTCGTCGTCTACGTCGGCAACATGACCGCGACGACCGGCGCTTGCACCGCGAAGGTTCAGTCGTCCGACGCAAGCGGCGGGACTTACGCCGACATCACCGGTGCCGCTGTCACCGGCTTCGGGCCGTCTGATGACAACACCGTGCAGTACGTCGACTTCGACTTCCCGGCCGGTCAGCCGTTCGTCAAGGTCGTGCTTACCGCTGCTGCTGCGACCGATGTCACGTCGGCGATGGTCATCCTGCATGGGGACATGAGGTCTTAGTAATGCCGACATACCGTTGCACCGCTTCCCGGCGCATCGCTGATACCAGCTACCAAGCGGGGCAGGAGTACCAGCTCGACGCGGAGTTGGTGCAGCGGTATCCGGGTTACTTCACGCCGACGTCGCAGCAGGCCGCTCCGGTGGCCGCTACGGCGTCGGAATACGACGACTTGACCGAGGCTGCGGTCGAATCCGTAGAGGGCGCAGAATCGGCTCCTGCAGCGTCTAAGCGCAGGCGTCGATTCTAGTGGCAGGCGTGGGCGTCCCCTCCGCGCTCCGCCTCGCTGACCTGCTCGCCGGCGTTTCCCTCCGACGCCGGCGAGCAGGCAAGCAACGGAAGCGGTGGGTGATTCCCGGCGTTCGTGACGAGGAAAAAATGCTTAGGGCCGAGGTGACGAAGTGACAGCGTTCCACGTCTACCATTCATACGCCGACCTCGACACGTTCCGGGCATACCTGGCTGGCTCCGCATACTCTGGCGGATGGTCGGCTGACAGCGACGTGATGCTCAAGATTCTTGAGCACTCATCTCGTTTGATTGACGACCACGTCGGCGATGGCACGTTCGGTCCGACCGTCGAGACGAGGCTCTACGACCTCGGCTCCGGCGACCTGCGCTATGACCCGCGCTACTACATGCGCGACGTCGGAATCGCAACGTCTGAATACCGCGCGTCCGTCGTGCCGCTCGACCGCTGGATCATCTCCGCGACGACGGTCACGGCATACGCTGACTCGGCGCGCACGACGAGCCAGACGCTGACGGCTGGTCTGGCTAACGACTACATCCTCGAGCCATACAACAGTATTCCTAAGTTCCGGCTCAAGCTCACCGAGAACACGACGAAGGCGCTCGGCGCTGGTCAGCAGGTGCTCTCGATAGCTGGTACCTGGGGGTGGGATGAGCGGTCGCACACGAACGGTTCGCTGGACGGAGCCGTGAGCTCGACCACGAGCACCAGCATCGTCGTGACGCTGGTCGGCACGCTGGCTCCTGGCGTCACCATCAAGATCGACAGCGAGCAAATGTACGTGACGGCGGTCTCCAGCAATAACAAGACGCTGACCGTCATCCGTGGGGTGAACGGCACGACGGCTGCCACGCACCTGACAGCGACGACCATCTATCACATCGAGTACCCAAACGACGTAACAATCGCCTGCATGGAAATCGCGCGCACGCAATACCGAAGCCGCGACATGGGAATCGTCGAGACTGTTGGCACGACCGAGCAGAGCGTTACGACGCGGGCAGCGCGCGAGATTCAAGACACGCTCTCTCTGCTCAATCACTACAAGACGTACATGCACGCCGGTGGGCTGGTGTTCTAGTGACGACGATTACCGTCTCCGGTCCGCTGTTCGCGCCGAACGTCTCGGGACGCATCAAGGACGCCGTCCGCGCTGGCATGTTCGACGTCTCCGCTGAGATCAGCGCCGACGTGCAGGACCAGCTCTACCAGGGCCACGGCTGGCGGACTGGCCGGCTGCGCGGCAGCATCGCGGCGCGACAGTTCTCCGACCTCGGCTTCGAGGTCCGTTCAGGCGCGCTCACCGGAGAGCCGGTCAAGTACGTCTATTGGGTGGAGACCGGCAAGCGTCGAGGCGTGCAGACGCGGTTTCCCGGCTATCAAATGTTCGAGGAAACGTGGCGCAAGTGGAACGGAAACCGGCGCCGCATTGAGCAGATCATGGGCGCGGCTCTGAGAAGGGCGCTGACGTGAGCAGGGCAGGTGTGATCACCGCCATCGACACGGCGCTGTCCAGCGTGACGAATCCGACGTTCACGATGGTATACATCGGCGAGCCGCTCAGTGTTCCGACGACGCCGATGGCGGCGTTCTGGCTATCGCAGCACCGCGAGGACTTCACGACGCTCGGCGACTCGTCGACCGTGGCGGAGTTCACCATCCGCTGCTACTGGCGCGTCCAGTCATCGCCAAACGTGCGCGAGACTATCGAGGCGGAGATGTGGGACGCCGTGGTCGGCATCAAGACCGCGCTCCGGGCAGACTCCGCGCTCGGTGGTAACGCTGCCGACTCGGGACCTGGCGACGCGACGTTCGGCTACATCGAGATCGGCGGCAACGTGTTCCGCGTGGTAACGATCCCGTTCGACGTCAACATCTACGCCGAGAGCACGATTACACCGTAAGGAGTAGCAGATGGCGAAGCAGAGCGGTCTCGGCGTCCGGCTGTACGCCGCAGGGTATGACCTGAGCGGCGATGCAAACGCGCTCAACAACATGGGCTATTCGCAGGCCATGCTCGACGTGACCGCGCTCAACAATGACGCGGTCGCGCGCATCGCCGGCCTGTCGGATGGCACGGTCTCGGTCAATGGCTGGTTCGAGCAGACGAGCGACCATGCGGTCTGGACAAGCAACAGCGGCAAGCTACCGACCGCAGACCAGATCGTCGTCGTCGGCTTCGGCACCGCGCTCGGCGACGCATGCCTCGGCATGACGGCAAAGCAGGCCAGCTACAACGTCACAAGGGCGCCTGGGAGCGCGATTGCGACCGTTGCCGAGTACCAGGGCACCGCAGGCCAGCAGCTCGACTTCGGCGTGCTGCTGACGACTGGGCCAAAGCAGACCGACGCAAGCGCCACGAACAGCACCAGCGTCGACGAGACGGCTGGCACCAGCGCCGGAGCGGTAGGGTACTTGCAGGCGGTCTCGATCGGCTCCGGCACCGCCACGGTCAAGGTTCAGAGCTCGACCAACAACAGCACTTGGTCCGACCTCATCACGTTCACCGCAGTAACCGCGCAGACCTCGGAGCGCGTGGCCGTTACCGGCACCGTCAACCGTTACGTGCGCGTGATTACGAGCGGCACGTTTACCAATCTCGTGTTTGTTGTCGGGTTCGCCCGGCTCTAGTTTAGGAGTTCAAGATGGCAAAGCAGAGCGGTCTCGGCGATTACTTCGCGGTTGACAACAGCGCCGGCGCGCTGAAGGACATCTCGAACGACGTCACCAATCTCGGCGTGAACGTCGGCCAGAACCTGATCGACATCACCGGCCTCGACAAGAGCGCGATGGAGCGGCTTATCGGGCTGGCGGATGGTTCGTTCGCGGTCTCTGGCGTGTTCAACGCATCGGCGAATCAGGCGCACAGCGTGTTCTCGACGCGCACCGGCACGCGGACGGTCACTTACGCCGTTGGCGGCAACACGGCTGGTAATCCCGTCCTGTCGATGGAGTGCCTGGTCGACTCGTACAACATCACGCGCGGCAACGACGGCACGCTGACCTGGACGGCTGGCCTCCAGCTCCAGAGCGGCACGTCGCCGACGTGGGCGACCGTCTAAGTAACGCGAGGAGGGGACCATGTTTGACGTAGGTGGGACGACCGTCGCGCTAGAGTTTGCCGAAGGTACGGTTCTCGCTGGCGCGACGGTAAAGTGCTCGCTCGATATGAGCATCCGTGACTTCGCAAAGATGCAACGCATGTGGAACGCTGCACAGGACGGAGACTTGGAGAAGATCGTCGAGGCTTACATGATGTTTGGCGACGCGGTTCTCGTGGAGTGGGACATCAGCAAGCGCGGCGAGGAGATTGCTGCTAATGGCGAAGGGCTGTCACAGATTCCGGTAGCAGCTGCGAACGCGATCTTCTCGGCCTGGACGGATGCGGTGGGAGGGCGATCGGGAAACTAGCACGCCGCCTCGCGGAGTGGAGACACGTCGGAGGCGGCACGCGGACGGATGGTTCGACGGTGGACAAGCCGATAGAGCTGGCAGAGGCCGAGATGATCTACGGACTATGCCAATCCTACTCGTCGCTGCCTGAACAGGGCGCCGTCATGGATCAGCCGGTTTGGGTTCTGAGGATGCACGGCATCCTATCAACGAGCGGATACTTCGGAGATCACAATGGCTAACGAGGTCAAGATCACCGTAACCGCTGACGATCGTGCTACGCCGACAATCAACGGCGTAACGTCGTCATTTGGTGGGTTGAAGTCTGCGATATTTGCTGCCGGCGCTGCATTTGCATCCGTTCAAGTTACTCAGGCCATTACCGAGTTTGGGCGTAATGCTGTCATGGCAGCATCAGACGCATCGGAGTCGCTGTCTAAGTTGCGCGTGGTGTTTGGAGACCAGGCAGCAGCTCTAGAGGACTTCTCGGCGCGCTCTGCTGATGCGTTTGGTCTATCGACTCGCGTCACTAATGAATACCTTGGCACGTTCGGAAACTTGCTGACGTCTATGGGCGTCTCTCAAAAGGCATCCGCCGGCATGAGCACTAGCATCGTGCAACTTGCCGCTGACCTTGCATCTTTCAATAACCTCGCAGGAGGCGTGCCGGAAGCGCTAGAGAAGATCCGCTCTGGCCTGGTTGGTGAGGCAGAGCCGCTACGTACACTCGGCGTCAATCTGAATCAGGCCGCTATCGAGCAAGAAGCTATGCGCCTCGGATTGATGCGGACTGGCGAGGAGCTCAACGCCGCAAACAAGGCGCAGGCTGCATATTCGTTGATTCTCCAGCAGACAAAGAACGCACAAGGTGACTTCGCTCGAACGTCTGACGGTCTCGCGAACAGTCAACGGCGCTTGCAGGCTGCTGTAGAGAACCTGACAGAGAAGTTCGGCGCCGCTCTTTACGAGCCAGTCAATGCCATTACCAATAGCATCGCAAAGCTTATCGAGCAGAATGGCGAGTC